GTTTCGGGTTTCTTACAGAAGAACCAATACCCTTCACCTATGAACGCATCTCGTTCTGAGTGGGGATCCATTGGAAGCATTAGATTCTTGCTTTCTTCAATTGGATCTGTTGCACCTGCAGCGTCTAACTTAGGTAATGATGTATACAATATTTTCTGTACTGGTATGGAAGCTTATGCATGCGTTGAACAGGATAGATATTCTGCTCAGTTTATTTACCTACCCCCTTATATTGCTGGTGGTCCGCTCGCGCTTACTGCTTCAGTTGGATATAAGTTTGCTGAAGTTCCTCGCATCCTGAATGATGAGTGGATTGTCAACTTACGCACAACCCTATCTTCATAAGAAAGGAGTAAATAATGTCAGACAATACAATAATTCAACAAGGTGATTTCACGTCAGATGGAACAGATAAGATTATTGCTCTTAGATCGGATGTTGATTGGGTCAAGGTTCATAATCTAACAAACATTGCAGCGTCGACTCAGTGGGCAGGTGTAACGTGGCACTGGCAACGTGAGATGGCTAACGATGATTCAATAACAGAATTTCATGCTACTGCTTCTCAGATAACATCAATGTCAACGTCACTAATTGGTTACAACGGAGCGACTTATAGGGGTATTTCTCTTATTGATTCGTCTAATAGAGAACCTGGTGGCGCTGTTGCAGTTACAGGCGGTACTAATACAACACAACCTGTTTATAGCACAGCGGATACAGGAACGATGATCGCGGGGTCTGTTGTACGTATCTCTAATACAGCTCATGACACAATTGATGGTCTAGATTTTACAGTGGATACAGTTACTGCTGATACTAGTTTTAGACTTGCCAATACGCTTGCAACAGCTCCTGGAGTTATTTCTGGTGCTGGTTTCTACAGGCTCATAGCTCCAAATACTACAGTTTACAACATGTGGTATCCGAAAAAGCGTGTTATTGCCAATATCTCGCAGGCAGCTGCGGGCGTTGTTACAACGCTTGTTGATCATGGATATACAACAGGACAAAAAGTCAGAATGAGCGTTCCTTCAACAAATGGAATGATTCAACTTGATGGGCAGCTTGTTACTGTAACTAATTTAACAGCATCAACATTCTCTATTGATGTTGCCACAACTGGTTACACAGCATTTGTTTTCCCTCTTCCTGCGGAAGCTCCATATACACCAGCACAGGTTCTCCCTGTTGGTGAAGCAGTTAATGAGGCTTATGTGAACTTGCTTGATGATGCCGTTCGCAATACCGCTTTTATCGGTATGGTTCTTGGTACAAGCGCGGCCGCAGCAGTTGCATTAGGTAGCCCCGGTGGAACAAACGGAGACGTTATTAAATGGATTGCAGGTAAATCATTTGCAACTGATATAGCGTAGCAGAGTAATGATTGAGGAATCTGTGCTAATTAACAACCTGACTTGTTAATTAGCACAGATTCCTCCTAAAGAAGGAATAAGATGGAAGAGAAAAAAACTACGTCAGCCTTGCAAGTAAAGGCTCAAAAAAAGAACCTTAATTATCAAAGAGATAAAGATCGCGAGATAATTAAGGGAATATTTAATTACCATGAGTGCCCTGGCTCAGTAATGAAGTTCGTTTATAAGAAGTATCCGGGCGATACATTAAAGAGATTTGCTCTTAATGATGGTGAGGTTTGCCGAATACCTTTAGGGGTAGCAAAACACCTAAATAAAAATGGATGGTATCCCATACATAAGCACGCTGTAAACGAGAATGGTAAAACGATTGCAACAATTGGTAAGAAGAAGCAAAGATTCGGCTTTCAGAGTCTTGAATTCATTGATCCAGAAGACTTTGCAACTACCGATTCGTCACTAATAACTGTAGAAAAAGTATAGCGTTATAGGCCTGCGTATTTATTCAAAACTTTAATTAGGAGTAAGTGATGGCAACGCCAGATTCAACACTTTCTGCGCTCACATCGATTAGGACTAAGATACGTAGGCTAACGCGCAGTCCATCTAGTTCACAACTAACAGATAGCCAGATAGATGACTACGTAAACACATTTGTTCTTTATGATTTCCCAGAATTTACGGTTGATAACAAGTTAACGTTCTTTCTTATGCCAAATGTAGACGTATATGAAAACAATACCGTAAACAGTACTGATCCACTTTTTAATTTTAAGAACGTTTATCTAAGTGTTCAGAAACCTGTGTACGTTGGTGGATCCGAAATAGAATTTACTCAGTCACGTGAACAATTTTTTCGTCAATATCCACAGTATGAGGTTATCAACGCTTTTACCTCAGGAGACGGTGTCACAACAGCTTTTTCTGGAACTCTTTCTGCTATACCTGCTCTGGCAAGAACAGTTACGTTTACTTCAATAGATTCGAGTGGTAATGGAATTGTCCTTAAGGACATCCCTAGAACCGATGGAGCTACTGGAATAATAACTACTACGGGTGATTTGGTTGTTCCAGATACAGAGGTGAGTGTAGGAATAATAAATTACATTACCGGAGTGTTCTCGTTTGTTTTTCCTGTAGCTCCTGGAAGTACAGAGGATGTTTTCTCTCAGCTGTATTCATACCAGGCTGCAAGGCCAACATTAGTAATGTTCGAGGATCACAAGTTTACCTTTCGGCCAGTCCCAGACAAAAGTTATCGGGTAGATATAGATGCTTTCAGGCGACCAACAGAGCTTTTGAGCAATACAGATACTCCAGATATTTCTCAATGGTGGCAATATATTACTTATGGCGCAGCAAAAAAAGTATTTGAAGATAGGATGGACGTTGAAAGTGTTCAGGCAATAATGCCAGAGTTTTTAAGGCAAAGATCGTTAGTTTTGCAAAAGTTAGTGGTTCAGCAAAGCAGTGAACGAGCAGCAACTATTTATAGCGAGAGAGGGGCAAGAGATCGTGCTGACGGAGATACTTTCTAGGGTTGATGCTGAGGTTATCGCAGGAGTTATATCTGCAATAATCCTAGTGTTCCTTATTAAAAAAGTCTGGAAGGACAGGAAGAAAAAATGGTTTTAAAAATACTTATTTACAAACTCATATTAGGGAGGGGGTGTTATGGCATATAAATCAAATATTCCTCTTGCGACAGACATACTATCACAATCTCAGGATGACCTTCTTAATAACTTTACAGGCATTAAAACTCTTGTAGATGTAAACCATGTTACGTTCGATGCATCTGGACAAGGAAAGCATGCCTTTGTTGAGTTTCCGGTTCAGTCACCTGTTCCTACAACAGCAGCCGGTGAAGTTGGGATGTACTGTCAAACATCTCTTCTTACTGGAAATCCTGAGTTAGTATTTTCTCATGAGAGTGCTGGTTCAACATATGAATTTACAGCAGCTGAGAAAGCCGAAACAGGTTACGCCATTCTTCCTTCTGGCATAATCTTTATGTGGGGATCAGGAACAGTTAATGCAAATACAACTGCTGTAGCTACCTTTGCTAATGGCGCAGGAATACCCACTCTAACGACTATATACAATGTAAGCGTTACTAGAGAAGGTAGTACTGGAGAGACTGGTGTTCTTTATTATCAAAGTTTTACAACAACAAACGTAACAGTATTTAATACAGCAGATGCTAGCAAGAAATTCTTCTATACAGTTATAGGGGTTTAATATGGCATATGATCGTTTTTTAATTGCTCCTATGAAGACTGGTTTGATTACCGATGTTAAGGCATGGCAGATACCTGAGGATGCATATACAAGGCTTAATAATGCATATATACACAAGGGCGTAGTTAGAAAGCGATTTGGATCTCAATTGATGGCACCAACAAGTTCCGCATCTCAGTTAGACCAACTTAATTCTCGTTTAAGAATCAGTACAGACACTACAGATGGCTCAGGGGGCGCTTCAGGAACTGTTCCTGGAGCAGTTTTTGCTGTTGGACAGATGTTTTCCATAGGAGATGATATATACAACGTTGTTGAGACTGGCAATCCGGGAACAATGATTACTACTGGAGCAGCAACTACCATGACATATGACACAACTACTGGTGCATATGTTTTTGCTGGTGCGTCTGCAGCAAAAGCAATTTACTTTTATCCCGCTATGCCTGTCATGGCGCTTTCCCATTTTGAGGAAAATAAGGTCGCCAACAATCCAACATATGCATTCGACCAGCAATTTATCTATAGATTTAATGGTGCTTCATGGCAAAGAGATGGAACGGTTGTACTACAGGGAAGTGATTCCGATTTTATTTGGAGTGCCAACTGGACCGGTAGAACGCTAGATGAAACAGCGCTGTTTATATCTAATTTTAATGCAACAATTGGAACACCGGCAGCTGGTGATGATCCAATGTATTCCTATAGGAATAGTACGTGGTCAGAATTTAGGCCTGTATATAAAGTAGCCGCTAACCTTTCGGATGGGTATGTTCAGTCAGCAAAGATAATACTACCATTTAAAGACAGATTAATTTTGTTAAACACGATAGAGAGAGATGTTACGGCAGGAACTAACGCTGAGCATGTTAATAGGTGTCGCTTTTCTCACAATGGTACTCCATTTCCTGCAGATGTACCTGATAATGTTGCAAGTGCTGTATCCAGTGCTTGGTTAGAGGGAAGTCAAACCTGGACAATAGGCGGAACAACAAAAAGGTCGGATGGTGCAGGATTCCTAGATGCTCCTACTGAAGAAGAGATAGAAACTGCAGAATTCATTAAGGATCGTTTAATCGTTTATTTTGAGAGAAGTACATGGGAACTAGCGTATACGGGTAATCAAGTGCAGCCATTTGTCTGGCAAAAGATTAATACAGAGCTTGGCTCTAAATCTTTAAAGGCTCCTGTTCCTTTTGATAAAGCGGTATTCTGTGTTGGAAGAACAGCTATACATGGTTGTTCGGGAGCTAATGTTTCAAAGATTAACGAAGACATATCTGACCAGATATTTGAAATAAGAAATGCAAATGAGGGTCTTAAAAGGATCTCTGGAATAAGAGATTACTTTACCGAGGTAGTTTATTGGGCATTTCCTTCTATTAACGCGCACACAGATTCACAAACGTTCCCAGATAAAGTTCTTATATATAACTATATAAGCGACTCATGGGCAACTGCCGACGATACTATTACTGCTTTTGGGTATTACGAAGAGCAGGCTGCTACTTCATGGGAATCAACTGAACTGACGTGGAGCCAAGCTAACTTTATGTGGGATAGTGGTTCAAAGCAGACAAAGTTTAGGCAGATAATAGCTGGTAACCAGCAAGGATTTGTTTTCATTTGTGATGCAGACATATCTACTAACGAAGCAGCAATGCAAATCACGCAACTCGAAAACTCTGGAGCTGAAGTTCACTGTACAATCGTTAATCATACATTGAACGATAATAGCTATATAAAGATAATAGATGCGCAGGGGATAACTCTGACCGGTTCTGGTATATATTCCGTTGAGGTTATTGATTCAGATACTGTAAGGATTTTAGGTACTACGCTTACTGGAACTTATGAAGGTGGTGGCAGAGCAGCTCGTGTTTCTCAGATAGATATCCTTTCCAAGCAGTGGAACTTTTATATCGATAAGGGAAAGAACTTTTATCTAGCCAAGATTTCATTTGCTGTTTTGAAGACGGCGGCTGGTGAAGTAACTGTCGACTACTATCCTTCAGCCACTCAGCTATCAATGATAGAGAGTGGTCAAGCAACAGGTTCAATACTTGGAGATAACAATCTACAGACGTATCCTTTCGAACTTTATCCATTAGAGAGTTCACAGAATAGACTATGGCATCCAGTATATTTTCAGACTGAGGGTGAATGCGTTCAGATCAGAATATATCTAGACGATGCTCAGATGAAAGATGTTGCTATATCGTCATCTGATTTTCAGATGGAAGGACTTATAGCGTTTACGCGTCCAACATCAGAAAGGATGCAGTAATGGCACAGGGAGATAACACTGGCGCATTTGTACCAACAACGTTTGTTTGGGACGCTGCCGAGTTGAAGGACATGGATGTAA